GAACTCATAAAAATCTCTCGGCGTTGCATGGTAAAGGCGCTCCGTTACCTTGCTGCCCTCAAGATATTTGTCTAGGTTTTCTTTACGCTTCTCCGGAGACAGAATGTCTAACGCCCCTTGAATCACTTCCTTAGCCTTCTGCTTGACCGCACCGCCCCGCTGATACCGCTGCACCGGCGTCGGGTTAAACATAATGGCCGTTCTTTGTTGAGGATTGACCATCCCTTCATACCCGTACTCGCGCACCATGCGTTCTACATCCGTCATCGCTTGGCCAGGATCTACTAACCCTTTGTTGTATGGCGAAGTGTATGGCGTCCTATTGGCCTCAGCCGCCAGCGTGCGTAGGTTCACCGGGTCTTCCATCACGTCATACAGATTCTGGCTCTCAGCGCCATAGCGGTATGGTCCCAGTCCCGGCTCCGGCCTCGGGTTCTCGCCGACATACGCATACGACCTAGCCATCACTGGGTTCTGCGTGCTCTGCAGCCGCCCCATTTCTTCGCCCTTGATCCCCGTGCCGTAACGGGTCGGGTCCAACAGTTGTAGGTCAGGCGATTGGCTGAAATGCGTCAGTCTGCCGGTCGTTGTCGTGCCCGGCTCAGGCCGGATCAGCGGCTGAATGTAACTCGGAACACCGCCGGCAAACTGCGGGTTCAGGAATTCAGGCGGCAGAAGCAGCGCTTTTTGCGGCGCAAATTGAAAACCGCCCCAGGCATCCTTCAGAGCAGCATCCATTGCTGCGACCGTGCTTTTATCGTTCGCACGCTTCGCCTCATACTTGATGCCGTTCAGCTTGTTGATGCGTTGCATCAGCTCGGCATTCAGCGGCGTGTAGTTGACGAATGAGTTTTGGCCCCTCGTCTCGCTTAACATCGCCATCCTGGCAAGCGGCGAGAACATCTGCGAGTGCGCACCGTATGCGATCTCCTCGCCCTTCGGCCCGAATGGATTGCCATGCACCGCGTGACCATAGAAGTCATGCACCGCCCGGAACATCTCGTTGGCCGTCAGCCCCGTCTCCGGGTCAAGTACGTTCAGAAAGCTGTGCGGCTCTCCGCCCTGATACACATACAGATGCCGGTTCTTAAATACGTCCTGCAGCATCTCGGGGCTATCTCGATAAGCCCCTTCCCCGCCGCGATAGAACGACATATTTACCGGCAAAGATTGGAACTGATCCTTGGCCTCCTTGGCCATCTGCCGGTAAGCAGCCTCCATCAGTTGATCGTAATTTTGTGCCCCAGTAGCTTCAATCAGTTCAGGGAACCGCTGGCCATATGCTTCGAACACTGCTCGCTTGTACCCTGGGTCATCCGATGCGGCTAGCTCAAAGGTACGACCAATCCCGCTTTGCTTTGCCAGGGATGCTTTTGGCATCTGCGGCAACTCGTAAGGCGTGCCCAGCGCACGCTGGCTGTAATCGTCTGCCGCCCGCCTGACGAAGTTCGTCGGGTCGGCAATCAGCGCCTTGGCATCGATCTGAGCTGGTTGCGGAACATCGCCGCCAGCTGGTCCTCCGACAGGCTCGGCTGGTACTTCTTCTCGTATTCCGCGAGCTTTTGGTCCAGCCTCTTGAGCAAATCGCGGCTTGACTCGGTAGAACGGTCCTTCTTGGGCTGTTTCATATGGGCTCTCTGTAATTCTGGGAGTGTCCGGTATTTCCGGTGGTTTGATTGGTTGGCCGATCGCCCTTCTAGCTAATCCTGTCACGCCACTGACGGCCGGCAATAGGTTCAGCGCACCGAATAGGCCCTCAACACCCGCGCCGACGTAGTCGCCTCGTCCGGCGGCTTGCCCGGCCGACTTGATGTCACGGATACCCTCTTCGGCGTAGATCGGGGCCATGGCCATCGTGGCCGGCAGGCTGACCGCGGAGACGACATCGGCCACGCCCATGCCGAGCGGTAGGTTGCTGCTCTGGCCGCCGGTAATCGTCTGGGCTCGCTGCCGGGCCTTGTAGCGGTTGGCTCCCAGGCCCTCGAACGCTGACTGCAAGCCCGACGCGATTCGCTCTCGCATCGTCGGCTCGTAGGCTTTCATCTCGTCTTCACGGACGGGTTCCATCGATCCCCCCGGTTAATATCCCGGCATCATATCGGCCCAGGCCTGTCAAGTCTATTGAGCATACGGGTTCGATCGCCTTACCCGGCCACTGTCTACGTAATCGTCTTCATCCCAGTCGTCGTCCGGCGGCGGATCGATCTCGAGCCAGCTGGCATCCCGCAGGTACCGCAAAGCCTGGGAGCAGGTGTCAACGAAGTCGTCGTGCGTCGTCTCAGGGAAGCTACAGATCTGGCTGACGAATCCTTCGGCCCAGTCGCGGACGAACCCCTTGCGCTGGCTGCTCTCGGGTATCCAGACACGGCCGCGGGCGATGATGTTGCTGACGATGTTCAGCCGCTGGATCTTGTCCGCCCGGCCAGGGTTGTAGGCCATGACCGGCAGATGAGCCCTTTGCAGATCCTGGATGAGCGCCTGACCGGCCGACTTGTCCTCGATCAGGATCAAGTCCACCCGCTTCTTTTCCTTGCCCTCACCGAAGATCACGCTGTACTCCTCGACCACCTTCGGGCGAAGGTCAGGGTACTGGAGGCGGTCCTGCCATGCGTCGATCAGCATGACCGACATCGGGCCATCCAACGGCTTGAAGACGCCCCAGACGGTGCAGGCGGTCGGGTCGTTCTGCGTCTTCTCGGTGGCTGCGCAGTCGTATGACTGGATGATGTACTCGAACTTCGGGAACGGCTTGCCATCCGGCCACAGGCGGAACCAGTCCCGCTTGACGATGCCGCCCTCCTCGGGATCGATGATCTCCGCGTAGATCTCCTGCCGGCCAAGCTTCGTGCCTTCGTAGGCCAGGATCTGCCGGCGGAAGTTCTCCGACAGGTTCTCGATGTTGTCGTAGGTTGACGCTGTTGTAAGTACAACGTCATCACCCTCGCGGTTGATCAGCTCGAGGATCAGGTCCTTCGGCTTCGGCGTTGTGGTGCAGATTAACTTCGTCTTAAAGTCTGGCCCGAGTGTCAGTCGCAGGCCGAACTGCATCATGTCCCAGGCCTCTTGCAGGTACTCCCAGGCGGCGAGCTCATCGCACCAGCCCCCGTGGAACTGCGGCCCCCGGAAGCGCTCGGGCTCCGAGGCCGGGATGCCCTTGATCAGGCTCCCGTTGACTAGGCGCAGTTCGTGTAAAGCCTTGTTGTAATCTTCTATTAAAGGAGCCGGAATCACTGACACCAAGCCACTGTCGCCCTCGAAGCAGGTGCTCCGCACGTCCGCGGAAGTCGGGGCAGCAACGAGCCACCGTGTCTTCGGGTACTCCCAGGCCCACCAGCCGAGCTGCTCCGCGGCCGTCCTGGTCTTACCGGCACCGCGGCCGGCAAGCATCAGCCAGATGGACCACCAGTCGCCTGGAGGGACCACCTGATGCTTCAGGGCCTTCTGTAACCAAGTCAGCCGCCATGCGGTTGCCAGCCTCTTGTAAGGTGGCAGCGCCTTCAGTGCCGCCTGGACATCAGGCTCCGCAAGATCAGCGAGATTCACTTTGCTTGCGTAGTTCGGCGTTCTGTAAGAGCGCGTTAATGAGCCTGTCCGCCTGCGTCTCAGCCTCGATCTTAATCGGGCTGTCAGCATCGCCGGCCAGGGCTACGCGGTCACCGTAACGCTTCGGGTTCCACTTGGCTAGAAGCTTAAGTCCGATCTCCGCCTTAGCCTTCTGCCACTGGACAAAACCAGGGTCAACGCGTCCACCGCCCTCGGACAGGATGCGCTCAGGCTCCTGGATCATGTCCAGCCAGATCTGTTCCGCAATTGCGTCCTGGCCGACTTCTCGGGCACGCGCGATTGCTCCCGAAAGGCCGGTGCCGCGCTCCCCGAGAGCGTCGTCCTTTCCCATCCACTCGTAGATCTTCTGCCATGCAGGCATATGGGCATCACGGCAGATTTGGCGTAATGGCTCACCGTTGCCTAAGCGTTCGCAGATCTCAGCTGCTAGCTCTGGCGTGTATTTGCTTGGACGGCCGATTTTAGGCTTTGCAGCCGTTTGTTGTTGTTCTGGCTGCTTTGGTATTGCCGCGGGCTGTTTGCGGCTTGTAGCGCGTTTTGGTGGCTTCTGCGGGGTTTCTGGCTTGGCCATATTCCTCTCCGGTAAGTGTTCCTGTGGATTTTACCGGAGAGTGTAAGTCAGAAGCAGCTTGTCGTGCAGTTACCGCCGAAGCAGCAGGTGGTACACATCACTATGCGGCCGTTGACGAAGTAGGTATGAGTCGTGCAAGCGGCTGCGGCGACTCCTGCGGTCAGGAGGCCGATGGCGAAGATGATGGCTTTCATAAGATCTCCAAAAACAAGGGGCCGAGTCTTCTGGTGGTTAAATCACAAACGACATGTACCGTTTTTCGTCGTCCTCTTCCTGCCTCTTGCTGAACAGTGTGATCTCGATCACGCCTGTTTCGGTTTCGATACGAATCGTGCGTGCGCCGTAAGTCTTGTTAACGCACTCAGGTTCGACAGTGATCTTGGTTACGTCGTGGATGTTCATGCTGGTTGTCAACATAGCTGTTCCTTCGCTGTCTTGCACCGCGGGATGCAGTGCATGGATAGAACTGTAAAGCATTTCGCTTTGATTGTGTAAGTTGTTCGCCAAATATTTTTTCATCGCTCCTCGAACCCCGATAGGCGATGCCTATTGCTCCAGAGATTGATCGCGTCCTGTAGCGTCTTGATCTCCTGGTCGTACCCTCCCAGGCGCTGCTTGGCTGTGATCACCGCGGATAGGCTAGCCTCGACCACGTCTACCGTTCGAGTCTGCCGTTCGGGTTGACCGGGTCCGTTTCCTCGAGCGCTGTCGTCGGGATTTCGTAGGTCTCGAAGATCGTGCTGCAATCCAGGCATCTGCGTCGTCTCCATCTCCAGTTGAATCGCGTGTCTTTCCTCGTTTCCAGGGTCTTGCTTTCCCAGGCCCCACACTGCGGGCATAAACTCATTTCGCCTCCTGAATGATCGCTCTTTTGCCCCGCTCTGTCAGCTCTGCCATGACCACCGGTTTCCCGGCGTGCTCGACCGCGGGTTTTGTCTTGATGTAGCCGTTGCGCTTCAACGACCAATACGTGTTCCAGCTGCCGCGGCGCTCGTTGAAAAGCCGGAAGCCCCAGCCCTGATCGAACATGCGCAACATGAACCGCTGCTGCGGGCTCACGCGTTCTTCTCCTTCAGTTTTGCTTCAACAGTCCTAGCAACCACCCTAAACTCTCTCAGTGTCACGAAATTTAGCCTGGACTCTTGACGCATCTCATCCATCTCCTCATCCGTCAGCCCTTGC